ACCCAGTCAGCCACATCTTTCGATGAGTGCAAACTAAGATCAACTTAGGACACTGGCTCACTAACCTTATAGGCTAGTTGGTACATTTCAAAGTTCGTAAGTTTCTTATGTGGTACTAAGGTAATATTACAATTTCCTCTAGTTAATTCTAGAAGATTATGTAAAACATCGAATTTACATTTAGAAATATGTCTATTTCTATTGTAGTAGCGGTATGTATCCACATTGGGTACATCCACTAATTCTCTGTAATTACCTTCTTGCCAAGCATTGTAGATAGAATACTCATCTTCAGTTTCCTGAAGGTAAGCCATTAACTTGTCGCTAAGTGCAACAATTAATGGGTGATTCTCTTCTACTGGCAGCTGACAGACTTTCTTTGGCAAGGGAGTATTATCAATCCTCCCTGCTCTTTCCCAGAATACATAATCTCTCGCAATGCGGAGATATAATTCTTGGGTAGCTTCTGGTAGTTGATTGTATAAATCAACAGTCGATCCTGCTACAACCTCCAGTAAAGGAGGCGAGCCGGTCACTATTTCCGGAAGTGAGAGCATGTCTGCAATTAACTTACCATTTTTGTGGTTTGTTAAAAGAGAAGCCAAAGAGGGAGACAGGAATTGATCCTCGTACCCTCGCTCTCTAGCAATCCTTACAAGTTCTAAAACTTGTTCAGGAAACTTATAAATTCCTCGTAGTAAGTCTACAGGTAAACCTGTAACTTCTATTTGGTTTCTAAAAAGTCTTTTAGCAAACTCAGTATTACCGAGTTCACTTTGAGTGCTTTTAGCGAGAGAAACAGAAACACCTAATCTTTGGATAGTATCAATATATAGTTTATATACATTAATATTTGTATCCAAAGTATCATCTCCTAGTATCAAGTATTTATACTTTGATATACCTAGTTTATAGGCACACCATTGTTTTACTACATGATGTGTAAGAGTTGAAACAGGCCATGAGCTTAAAACACCCATGGGGTTACCACAGTTGTAGGTTACTTCTCCTTTCGGATGAAAGAACTTACGTCCTGTAATAACTTGTTTCCATATTTCACCAATGTTGTTACCGTATGCTGCATTTATAACACTAATTTCCAAATCAATTGGAAATCGGTCAGTAAAAGCAGTCATATCAGAACTATAAAGGTGGGTTCCTAAACCTTTGATAAGTTTAGGTATCTCCGATTGTCTGAAAGTTACATCGCTTGGTAAAGACTTTAACTTCTTCATAAAAGCATTGTGAAGTGCTTCTAAAGAAGTATTAGTCCACCAATCTGCTATAGCTATAACACGTGTTTTACACGCTTTATCACTAAGCAGTACAAGTTTTGAGTGTTTCCACTCACCCTTGTGCGGTTTGTAAGTATCCATCATAACTTTGAATTCTGGGAAAGTTATCCCCATCATTCTTTTTATGTTGGCATACAATTCGGGATCTTGCCTTAAAGCAGCAAGATCTCTCATTGCTGTAACAGTAGCGGGTCCATTTGGACCTGCTTTGTTACTAATTACAAATGTCGATTGTTCTAATCTAGGAAAATTCTTAAGAAAAGAACTTTTTGATATGTACTTTTTGATATCTTCTATCAGATTTAAATCTGATGTAGAGCTATCAAGTATAGTATTTACTTCGTATTTAGGTTCGCACCTAAATCCATCAATTATTCTCATAATTGAAAGTGAATACCTTATACTAGACACATCTTCTAGATTAGGTTTAAGAAACTTAATCACTTTTGGAAATTGGTCCTTATCTGTTTTACAGAAAGGGATTTCCGTAATATGTTGTTTTAA